AGGATAGAACGTATTTCAAGAATGTTCTCTTATCAATTCCTTTATAGATTTGAACAAGTTTTAGGAATTCCTACTGGAAAATTAGTAGAGAAACATTTAGATGGTTCTGCGACTATGAGGATGATTAAATATCCTGTATGGGATGGAGAAATCAAAGAAGGTCAATTGAGAGCAAATGAACATACTGATTATGGAACTCAAACATTACTTTGGAGATTTGATGATTGTCCCGGCTTACAGTTATTTGATAATAAAAAAGATGAATGGGCAGATGTACCAATAGTTGAAAATAGTATCGTACTTAATATTGCAGATATGTTTGCGAGATGGACAAATGATTTGTTTAAATCTACTCCACATAGAGTAGTGAATGTGGCAATGGATAGACCACGATACTCAATGCCTTATTTCGTAGATCCTGGTCGAGATGTTATGATTGAAAATCTTATGGGTACACCAGCAAAATATCCACCAATCTCTGCGTATGAATATTTGAAGTGGAGATTAGCACAATCTTATGAGGATAATGAATATATAGAAGATGAGCAAGTGAGAGAAGATGGAGAACAATATTTACCAGAACAACAAAAATATAGCAAAGGATAGAAATAGATATATTTCAAAAAATAGAGTTTACATCTCACGCCGGATTAGATTTGAAATGGAAAATCGAAATGGATGCACTTTCACATAGAGAGTGGGAATGTATAACACAAATGATTATGGAGATTTCACCACCATTTCGAGAAGCAATTGGAATTCCTAGAGGCGGTAATGTATTAGGAAAATTACTGAATCGACATGGAACAGGTAAGGAAGAAGACCCTATATGTATAGTAGATGATGTGTTAACTACCGGAATGAGTATGAATACCTATAGGGAAGAGATGGATATAGAGAGATGGCAGAAGAGTTGTGCTCTGGGATGGGTAGTATTTGCTAGGGTTAGACCCCCTAAGTGGATAAAAGCACTGTTTCAAATGCCAGTAATTTGAACCCTCCTTACAATTATAAATAACAATGACAAAGACATTTGAAGCATTTCAGAGTATATTAATAAATGAAATAGATAAAACAAAACGTTTTATTACAGAAGTAAGAAAAAAGAAGTCTACTGATGTGGAGGAAATTATTCTACCACAACAACTTAAATATTATATACGAGGACTTCAATTTTCATTAGATGCTCTAAACAGTATTCAAGATTATTATGAAAACTCACAAGATAGCGGGGATTGATTACTCATTAACTAGTCCCGCAGTTACGATATATCATGGCAACAGATGGAATTATAATAACGTTGAGCATTATTGTATTGCTAATAATACTAGCCAAATGGGGAGGTGGTCCGCCATTCAAAATGTAAAAGTTACATTATATGAATCTTGGACTGATGCCTTAGAACGGTATGAATTTTTAGCAGATTGGGTAATACACAATCTATTATATGCAAATTTTAATAAGACTGTAAATATACCCTATGATAAACCAGATCTTGTTGTATTGGAAGATTATGCGTATGCGGCAACTGGTAGAGTCTTTCATATTGCTGAAAACATGGCTATTTTGAAATATAAATTGAAAAAACATGGTGTTAAATATATAATAGTACCACCAACAGTAATTAAAAAATTTGCGACAGGCAAGGGAACCGCTAATAAGGATCTGATGTACGAAAATTTTTGTGAAGAAACCAAAACTAAAATAAACTTGACAATATCTCCAAAGTCTGATACAATAAAGAATCCTACAAGTGACATTGTAGACTCATACTATATTTGTAAATATGGGTATAATAACTTGACAATTACAAAATAGGATGATATAATGAATAAGAAAGACGTAGAAAAAGATAGAATATTAGAGTGTTTAGAGAGTACCCTTACTGAGATGATTTCTTCTACTGGAAACTTTGCTGAAGGAGAAATGACTTGGACTAACGCCGACTTATTTTTAAAATCTACAGATAATGTGGTAGTTAAGTTTAAAATAGGTTATACTGATGAAGGAAATGTTACAGGAAAAATAACAACATTTACTTTAGATGAAAATGGTGACCCACAGCCATTTGATTTAAGTGATTTAATGAAGTCTGATGAAAAGATTAAATTAACTCCAGAAGAAGCACCAGAGGGAACCTTACTAAATTAATAATGTCTTGGCGTGATAGAAATATGGAAGAAGTGAAAGTTGAGCCCAGTGATCCGTTCATGGGAAAAGATAAAGAAAGAAAGAATTTTTTTGTCAAGGTTTCCAAAATAACAAACTCACCAAAATATGGAAAAGTTCATGTCATTGAAGATAGATCTGAAAGACGTGGTATATTTTTTAAATATACAACTAAAGGTGAAATTCCAGAAGCTAGAGTGGGTGACTGTATAATTATTCATGCCACATGTAATCATGGAAAGAATAGTTTAGATGGTCAAGACCAAACCTATTTTAATCGAGTTCAACTCATAAAAAATGTTGGTAGTACTGAAGATCCTATCACTACTAACAATATAAGATCAAGTGAAACTGATGTTCTTGAAGGTGAAACAAAACATTGGTCTGCCCAAGTAGAAAATTCCCAAAACATATGAGACCGAAATTAACAGTAATTGATGGTGGAAAATCTGATGATGACCCCGTTGAATTAATAGATCCAAAGGCTAACGGTGGAACTGAAATTCAAGCAAGAAGACTCTTTAGTGAATTACCAGACTTGTGTGATCAATTTGATTGGGTTTTATCTTATCCTAAAAAACCAATTGATCCCAAAAGACCAACCATTTTATGGATGCACGAAACCCCATTTGATCAGGGGATACAATCACAATTTAAAGACCCCAATTACTGCAAACAATTTGTTAAGATTGTATTTGTATCTTATTGGCAACAACAGATGTTTCATATTATGTATGGTGTGCCTTATGAAATTTCAATGGTCGTGCAAAATGCTATAGATCCAATTCATATAGAAGAAAAATCTTTAGGACAACCAATAAAATTAATTTATGCTTCAACGCCACATCGAGGATTGGATATATTATTAGATGTTGTTGAAAATGATTTGAATGATTTTGATTGGGAATTGGATGTATTTTCGTCTTTTAAATTATATAATAGACCAGCAAATGATATCCAATATCAAAAATTATTTGACAGATGTGAGAAGAATGATAGGATAAATTATTATGGTAATCGACCTAATGAGGAAGTTAGGAAAGCTATGGTCGATTCTCATGTATTAGCATATCCTAATACATATTTGGAAACGTCATGCATAGTCGCAATGGAGGCGATGAGCGCTAAAAATTTAATCGTCTGTCCGCAATTTGGAGCATTACCGGAAACAACTGGACAATTTGCTTGGACATATAATATGGAACATGATAAAAGTAGGCATCGTTATCTTTTTTCACATCTTTTGAAAAATGTATTGATGACCTATGAAAATATAGATTGTCAAAATATGATAGGATTACAAAAAGTCTATGCAGACACTTTTTATAATTGGCAAATAAGACTTCAATTGTGGCAACAATTATTAGAAGGTCTGTCTGCGATGATACAACCACCAACTGGAAGGGCAAGTTAGACAACATACTAGAAGAAGATTCCCTGAACCTTCTAGGCATAACCTCTGTCCTTCCTCTTAACAATAAATTGAGAAACCAAATGGCAAAAAAAGCAAAAGAAACCCCCAAACAGGCAGCAGAAAGAATGGCAAAATTGAGAGCCAAAAGAAAACCAGCCAAATATAAAAACATTTATCCATCAGTATTGGCGAAACCAGATGATGATCCACTTTCTCTTAAAAATGTGAAAGAATGGATTAAACATGCTAAAGAAGAGGCTTCTGCATTTGCTAGGTCTGCGAGAGGTTCATCTTCAAAAGCAAAAGAGAGGGCACAAGCAGCAGCAGATAATAAATTAGGATATGTCCGTTTCATGGAACACTATTTGAGAACAGGAGATTGGATTTCAAATTATATGGGCAAAGAGGAAAATCAAAAAATAAATTGGAAATGTGTCGCAATGGCATATTATCCTGATGGTACACCAAAAAGATCAGAAGGAGTATGGTATCCAGATATTAAAAAGAAGTGGTCTAATAATATGACAGTGATGAGTGAACTTGTTGCGATAACTGATAAACAATTTGTAGGAAAATGATACTAGTAGATTTTAGTCAGGTGTTCATTGGCTCTTTTATGCAAGTAGCCAAATATGAGCCACCTGATGAGGATATGGTACGCCACGTGGCGTTGAATACCATACGATTTTATAATAAAAAATATAGTAAAGACTATGGTGAAATAGTTGTATGTTGTGATCATTATAATACTTGGAGAAAACAATTTTTTCCAGCTTATAAGGCGACAAGGAAACATAAGAGGGCGAAAGATGAAAAAGATTATATTTCTGGTAAAATTACATATACTTGGGATGAATTATTTAAAAGTCTAAATAAGGTTCGAGATGAGATAAAGGAATCATTACCTTACACAGTAATGCATGTAGAACACTGTGAGGCTGATGATGTCATCGCCGCTCTTTGTAAATATTTTCAAACTGAAGAAACCATTCCAACTGGAAATGGTAATTTATTTGAAGAAAAACAAAAAATATTAATTATATCAAGTGATAAAGATTTTATTCAATTGCAACATTTTGGTAATGTAACGCAATTTTCACCACTAACTAAAAAGCATCTTATACATGAAGATCCTGTAGATTTTTTAGAAGAACATATTATTAGTGGTGATAGAAGTGACGGAATTCCTAATGTTCTATCGTCGGACGATTGTTTTGTTCAAGGTCAGAGACAAACACCATTAACTAAGAAGAGACTTTCTATAATAAAAGGGGGAGATCTTACAGAAAAAGAAAGTATTGGATATTCTCGAAATAAGACTCTCATAGATTTGAGTCAAATTCCAGAGAACATACAAACCAATATTATTCATGAATGGAAAACAACTGATCAATGTAACGATAGAAAGAAATTATTAAATTATTTCATTAAATTTAGACTTAAAAATTTAATGGATGTTATAGAGGACTTTTAATTATGGCAGATAGTATACCTTATATTTTTCAAGCGATACAAAACTCTCCAAAAAAGAATAGGATTAATATATTGAGACATATGGTCAACGGGCCACCCGCAAATGATCAAGTTAAACAAATATTAATTCACGCATTTCATCCTAATATCAAGTTTTTACTACCACCGGGCACCCCACCTTATGTTTTTAGAGGAACTCCGGAGGGGTTTCCAATGACTTTGTATCCTGAAGTTCGCAAGTTTTATTTGTTTTGTGAAGGAGGTGGAGCAAACATAGACGGAATGAAGAGAGAGCAAATTTTTATTGAATTACTCGAAACAATACATCCTGACGAAGCACAAGTGGTGATTGCTATGAAGGATAAAAAATTCACTGAACTTTATAGTAACATTACTTATGATCTAGTGAGGCAAGCTCTTCCAGAGATAAAGTTACCAGCACCGGAGGCTAAGAAACCAAAGGGAAAAAAGCCCCAAAAAACTTGACTTTTTCGAGAATATTTGATATAATAGTAGGAAATAATGAGAAAACCATCACACAAGGTGATGATTCATTATGGTCTATTAAACCCTTCAAAAGAGATGAATTATGAAGAAGGCGATATTAATTGCACTTGGTGCAATTGCGCTAGTAGGACTTACTGTTCCTACAGTTAGTGCTAAAGTAATAACAATGGATGGTGTAAAGTTTCAGGTATTTCAGGACCCTGATTCTGGTGAATTTACACTACTTCCAGTTAAAAAAGTCCCACTCGGCCCAAAAGTCACCAAAGTTCTGGCCCTAAACCTACCAAAAGCAGTAGAATTAAAGAAAGAAGTACTACCAGAGAGTTCTTCTCCGTTAGGTGATTCTGTGGATGCATCTGGCATCACTGGTTATGAAATACCTAAAGGAGTTGTTTCTGAAAGTCCAGATAAGTCTGAAGTTACAGAAAAGACTGAATCAGATTCAGTCTACTATGAATATGTTTGTACTGTGCCCTCAGGTTGTCCATTTAAAGATGGAAAATGTGTTGGATGTAAGAAAATCAAAGTATATGAAGAAAAAACGGTTATAAAACTTCCTAAAGAAGAACCGGAAATCGCTCATTCAGTTCTTCCTAAAAAAGATAAATTTTTTGGAATTCCTGAAGGTGATTATCATTGGAGACATATGACGACCATAATTGGTTCTAAAATATACCAAAAATCATTAGCACCCGGATTTTTAGCCAATTATAAAGAAGTTACGCCTGGATCTTATTTGATTACTACATCCGGTGCAGCGGAATATACGGGTAGTAGTTTTGAAGGTACAAAAGTTATAGCATGCCCAATACCATCAACAAAATTTGCTACTGTAGATAAAGATGGTGTCAGTGAAGTGAGAAAGACTTTAGTAAAGGGTACATGTTGGGACAAATATCCTAACAATACCATTAGTTTTAGATATTATAATGTAGATGCGAACACAATCAGAACTATTTGGGTGAGAAAACACACCACTTGGATTGTAGGTTGTGAAGATTGTGCAGATACAATTAGAACAGATATTAGTACTTTTGTTCAACTATAAGCAAACATTCTCTATGCGCCAGTAGCTCAGCGGATAGAGCAACAGCCTTCTAAGCTGTTGGCCAGAGGTTCGAATCCTCTCTGGCGCACCATCTCCAAACACCTAAATATCAATAGGAAAGCGGTAGGCCTACCTTAGTGATCCATTGAATAAACAATTGACGATGAGGGATCTAAATTTTAAATAGAGAAAGTTGGGTTTGAGTTGAGACACTATATTAGTAAAACAATATTTACGCCAATATATTTTATAAAAAAGGTTTTAATATTTTTAATAATATTACTTCCTGTGAGTATGTTCATCATGCAACTTACGGTAGTAAAAGCAGAAGAAGCGAGCGCAGATGAACTGAATAAAGCAAGGAACCAGTTAAAAACTGGAGAAGAGCCTCAGTTCACAGAAAGAGGATTTCCGAAAATATTAGATGATGATACATGGACTTCACAACTTATCTATGATACAATAGGCGCATGTTATCAAGGAACTATAAGATGGGTAGTATTAAGCAATCCATCTATTCTAGGTCAGATACCAAGCCCCATAGCACAAAGACAAATGGTCGAACATTGTTTTTGTGTAATGGATATGCTAAGAAAAGAACATAAAGTAAAGGAATACAAAAAAAAGGTTATTGATCCAGAATGGGGAGGAAATCTTTTTATGCTGAAAGCAATGGAATGCGTTGGAAAGTATGAAACTTTACCAAGTTTTTTTATGAAAATGCCGACACCAGATAATGAAACAAAAAAGGAACTTAAAAAAGATGAGGGAGCAGACAATTCTACTAATTCATTAAGAGAAGAGTCATTACCAGACCAAAACAAAGAATTAGAGAGAACCCCTCAAGAACCTAACACATTAAATTTTTAAGGAAAAGATGAACAAGCTCAAAAGAGTTATTTTGTTATGCTTTTCTATATTCATGTTCTCTAGTACTCTGGAAGCATCAGATATCACTACAGAAATAATTGAACAAGCGAGAGAATCAGTAGTATTATTACAAGTGAGCACAGTAAATAATCCAGGAATAACTACGCCTACGGCTACTTGTGCTGGAGCAGTGGTTACCAAAGAAGGATATATAGTAACAAATTATCATTGTGTTCATGACCAAAAAAGTATAAAATTATATTATTTTGATGATAATGATTGGGGAGATTATTCAGTAGAAGTTATAGGTATAGACCCTTTAGCTGATTTAGCCCTACTTAAAGTTCTCAATCGTAAAGGAAAAGATGTACCATTTCTAAAGTTTGCCCCACAAAATAACATAAGACTAGGAGAAGAAGTATTTGCACTTGGACATCCTATGGGAATGGTATTTAGTTTATCAAAGGGTATAATTTCTAGTACTGAAAGATATGCGAGACATCCCTATATTAAAGCACTTCAAACAGATGCTGCAATCAATAAAGGAAATTCCGGAGGCCCTCTTCTTAATTCAAAGGGTGAAATTGTTGGAATTAATTCATTACTTGTATCTAGAGGCAATTCTAATGCGGGGGTTGGTATAGCAATTAGGAGTGATATTGTTAGAAATTCAGTGGCTCAGATGATAACAACAGGTAAAGCTGATCGCCCTGCATTGGGAATAATGATTATTCCATTATGGGGAAAAAAATCACAACTGGATAAAATATCAAAAGATTTTCCTACAATTACTGTGACAATTCCAAATACATATGGATTGTTGATGAATGATGAAAAGTATGTAGATAAAACAATACCAAAAGGTTTACGGCCATGGGATACTATAATAGGGATAGATAATACATTTATAAATAATGGTGTTGAATTTTCAGACAAATTAATAAACTATCATATTGGTGATAGAATTAATGTTTCTATTATTCGAGATAAACGTTTTTTACGTATAAAAGATGTTCTTGTAAAAGTGCTGCATATAGATGTAGATAAAATGTATGGTGTGAATGCATTTAAACCAAAAATTGAAAAAAAACCATGAAGGAAAATTATGATAAGTATTAAAGTTTATGATAATAATTCAGTTAAAGCTATTTCAAAATTGAAAAGTATTTTAGTAAATGAAGGACTTTTTAAGGAATTAAAATCTAGAAAATATTATGCTAAGCCCTCTCTTAAAAAAAGAATGAAAAGTGATGAGGCAAGAAAACAAAAACAGCGAGATTTTAAACAAATGTTGAAATCTGCTGAAAGAGATCAAGAGATGGGGCGTGATTTTAAAAAATGACTTCATTAATTAGAAGAACATATTTAGAAGAATTGTGTGATTATCATCCAGTAACAGGTGATCCTTGGAGGCCTGTTACTATGGATGAGTATACATTTGAAGATGCATGTTATGCCAATTCATTTCATTGGTGGATGTGGGATATATTTGATGAACATTGTTCAAGTCATGAACAGATGGTGGAAGATGTTGAATATAAATTTGGAAATAAAATTGATATCAATACACCAATTAGGTTATGTTTTCCAATTAATAGAATAGCAAAATATAATACAAAAAAGGGTAAACAGTCGCTTGTTCCAGTATATCATATTCCAGCAGGTAGGCCATATGATCTTTCTATAACAAAAAAGAGAGCACAGATGGCTTATTCTGATTATTTAAGAGGGAATTGGACATTACATCAGGCCATGACAAGAAATAAATCAAGATGGCCGGCGATTGAAAGATATACAGATTATGAACCAGAGCGAAAGGTAAAGATAAAAGTTAAAGTAAAGGAAGCTTCGAATTTGGTTTTAAATGGTAGAACTTTAAAAGATGCACTTAAACTTACAAACTTGACAAAACAGACATTCTACAAGCATACCGGAGGCAGGAAGCTCCTTAGATCAAGTAATGAATCATTTAAAAGTTTTAACAGTTAAAAATCCATTCGCTTTTTTAATTTTAGCGGGGGTAAAAAAGTATGAGATTAGATCTTGGAATACAAAGTATCGAGGTCAATTATACATACATTCAGCTAAACAACCATCAAAAGAAAATTCTATATATTTAACAAATGGTATTGAAAGACTGAAACCCAATCATTTAGATTGGCATTTCATGACAACTCATGGTTCTTTATTGGGGAAAGTGGAACTTGTTAATATTTTAAGAATATCAGAACAAGTAACTGTAGAAGAGGCTAGTAAATGGGGCTGTTGTGACATAGACGAGAAAGATAAATATGCATGGGTATTTGAAAACCCTGAAATAGCAAATTTACCTATACAAATTAAAGGAAAATTGGGAATCTGGAATCTGGATACAGAGGAAGAAACTCAAACACAAGGAGAATAAGAATGGGATTAGTATCATCAACTATAAATGTGACAACTCAGAATGTGACAACAACATTCGCAACGACAGCGCTGCATGTACCATCATATGCAACAGGCAGTTTACCAGCAGGATTGGAAGGAGAAATCGTATATGATACGACTACTGAAACTCTGAAGGTGAAGACCTCTGCAGCTTGGATAACAGTTGGAACACAAACGTAAACAGATTTTAAAAATTTATAGTGAAGTTATAAAATGGTTAATCATAGTAGTGATGGCAATTTTAGTGGGTTGGCAATATATGGGAGATATTAATTTTCCTAAAATTACCCTAATCAACGCATTGGAGCTTGAACGTGATTTAGAAGCGTTTCAAAAGAATCTTCAAGATATAGAGACTCGTATAAAAAAGTCTGTAGATATATTAAATAAAAAACAAATGGAAGTTCAAGCACTTGAAGAGGAAGTTAAGGAAAAATTTGCTATTCGAGAGAGAGAATTAAGAACCCAAGTAAAAACAATTGAAACAAAACTTCAAAAACTGAGAAGTGAATTAAACTTTGGATTGCATAAAGTTGAGGGGGATGTTGCAAGATCAGTAGATGTAAAATTTAAAACTCTCTGGACAATGATTAACAGTAAGTAAAGATATTTCTTAGAATAATTAGAAAACATATATAGTGGTTAGATTTACTAATTATTTGGAGAGTACATGGATGTAGAAAAACAGTTCTATGAAATATTAATAAAATATTTAAATATTGAAGAAGAAGACATATTAATTACTACACGTTTAGAATCTTTGGAACCAGATTTTTTAGAACAAATGAAAATAAAAATACTATGTGAAGACAAATTTCATATAGAGATGGATGATGAAATATTTGAAAATAATTCTACAATCGAAGAAATAATTGAAGAACTTGAGGAGTTAATAGTTGACTAAGAAAAAAGAAGCTAAAAGAAAAGCCAGACAACGGCGAGTAAAAAAACAATTGAACCTGAATAGGATTCATGGGCAAGATTGTCCATGCTGCGAAAGGATAGACGATGATATGTTGGGGAGTGACACAGGGATCGCATGATGGTGCATTGTCAGTATTTAAAAATGATGAGTTATTATTTGCGACAGACGCTGAGCGGTTTTCTAGAAAGAAAAACGATCCTATAATTCCGCCCAATCTGATTGAGTATGTTGAAAAGAAATATGGTATTCCAGAGAAAGTATATTATTATGAAAATCCCATCTTTAAATCATTCAGAAGAACCTACGCAAAACAATCACCAATATTAGTCTTACCAAAATTTAAATATAAATTAACATATACAAGTCATCACTTATCACACGCCGCATATGGTTATTATACATCACCATTTGATGAATGTACAGTTTTAGTTATTGATGCAATAGGTGAATGGGACACTTTGACAACATGGCAAGCAAAGGGTGGGAAATTAAAAAGAAAGGGCCTTCATTGGAAATATCCTAAATCACTTGGTTTATTTTATTCTGCGATGACTCAAGCGGCGGGGTGGAAACCAAATGAAGAAGAATATATTATGATGGGAGCGGCACCACTTGGTAATATTACTCCTGATGGATATAGAAAAATAAGAAAATTGTGGGATGACAATTTTAACTTTCATAGAGGTGTGAAATTAAATGGATTGGGTAAACTGCAGATCTCAGCGTGTGCTCAATCAGTATATGAAGGTATTCTTTGGGACATAGTTAAAAATATACAGGGCAATTTAGTATTTGTTGGTGGATGTGCATTAAATGTAAAAGCAAATTCTCAATTAGAGCATTGTAATGTATACATACCACCAAATCCTGGTGATGCTGGTTCGGCGGTTGGATGCGTATTAGCGAGAACAGAAAAGAAGATAGATCCATCACCCTATATTGGATATGAATTAAGAGGTGAATATCCAACAAAAGAGATAGTGAAAACGTTAAAAAATAGCAAAATAGTAGGTGTGGCAAAAGGAAGGGCAGAGTTTGGTCCACGAGCTTTAGGTAATCGTAGTTTGTTAGCAGATCCTTCAATAGTAGACATTAAAGATAGGGTAAATAGAATTAAGGGTAGAGAAGAATTTAGACCATTTGCCCCAATGATATTGAAAGAAGATGTTAATGAATATTTTCAAGGAAATGTTTTTTCGACATATATGAATTCAACATATAATGCTAAATCTAGAACAAAAGTACAGTTTCCTGGAGTGGTTCATGCTGATGGTACTTCAAGATTACAGATAGTTGAAAATAATCCCCATAGGACATTATTGGAAGAATGGAAAGCAGAAACTGGTTGTCCTATGATATTGAATACATCACTCAATCTTAAAGGTGAACCCATTGTTAATGATGAATATGATGTTAAGAAATTTGAACAAAATACTGGGCTTAAAGTATTGTAAAACTTGACTTTTCCGAAAAACCCTGATATAATATAAGTAGTAAATGAGAAAAGTCATGAATAGATTATTAATTATACCACTTATATTTTTAGTTGGATGTACGGCTACAACAGGAGGGCCGTGGAATAAACAGGCAGATATTAAGTCTTGGTCAATACAGAAACAAAATACTGCATATCGTTTTGAAGTCCGTCCTGGAGATGGTTGGGGAGATGGGTTCAAAAAGAGTTCTCGTGCAGAATTAAGTGAGAAATGGAATGCTCCTCTTAATCATGAAACGTGGTATGGAATGAGTATTTTTATTCCTAAAGATATTCAACCTATTTTAAAACGACTTGTTATTGGGCAGTGGCATGGAACAAGCCATATGATAAATGGAGATAAAGTGTGGTGTGATCGACCTTCGGTTTTATCAAATGAACTTCATCTAACTAAAACTTTTCAAATTATAGTTCGTTATGAAACTGAAAAAAGATGTGCTCCCAATTCTCCTGACTCCACATCACATGTGAAAAGAAAATTTTATAATTTAACAAATTTCACTCTTGGAGAATGGAATGATCTTATATATCAAGTGCGTTGGAGTACAGAAGATGATGGATATTTGAATGTGTGGTTAAATGGTGAACAAGTAGTAGCGTATAGGGGGCCTATTGGTTATTTTGATCCAAAGGGGCCTTATTTCAAATATGGTATTTATCGTTATAGGTCTGAAAAGAATACTCATATTGTTTATTTCGATTCTTATAGAAGGGGAGCTAGTTATGAAGATATTGCTCCAGCTCAAAAATGAGTAGAGTATTAATATTTGGTTGTAGTTTTTCTGCGGGTAGTTATGAGTATGTACCCAATGCCAAATCTATAAATCAATCTGAGGTGGTGCTTCCAGAAAGTCCAGGATGGTACAATTATGTTGACCATTTAGGAGATAAGGAATTAACAGTCATAGCCACACATGGAGAAGGCTATTGGTTTTGGTATCAATACATTAATATAATTTTACATAATGATTTAAGTAATTTTGATGAGATTTGGTTTCAAGAAAGTTGGGAGCCAAGATGTTCTTTAGTATATCCACAACAAATGGAACTTAAATATAAGGATACTAAAGCTCGCTCCAGAGTAGAAAAACGGATTATATCAACTGATCAAAAGATGAGATTTTCTATTGATAGTTGGAAGGTTTACCCAATAACACCGAAACAACTATGGGAAGAGAATGATACAGCTAATCAGACTCTATCAAAACGTATAAAAGGTTTATGGCCTAATGATATTTTTGATTTATTCACTAGGTCATGTGCTAATGAAATAGATAGTATATGTAAAGAAAATAAAATTAAAGGATATGTTTGGTCAATTAATAAACCAATAATGAAATGTATACACTTAAATAGGTTATGGGGAGTAGATAATGTTTATAGTAAATTTGATTTAAACAAACATGTTGCTATTAGAGAAAATAAAATTCCAGAGGGACATCAGTATAAAAGTCATCCAAATGTTGAAGGTAATAAATTTATAGGGAAAAAGATAAATGTTGAAGATTTTTCAAGACTTTAAAAGTAAACTTATCAATCTCTGGCTATATATTAGAAGGCCTTATGATGAGTATAAAATAAGGAAGAAATATAAAAAGAGATTAAAAGAACTCAGAGAACAGGACCCTTTCATATATGAATAAACTATGAAAATAATTGCTGGTAATTCAAACAAACAATTGTCAAAGTCTATCGCACATCATTGTGGACAACATTTATGTGAAGTAGAACTTATTAAATTTGCAGACAATGAACTCTCATGTATGATTAAAGAGAATGTTCGTGGTGAGGACGTATTCATTATACAAAGTACAAGTAATCCCGCTAATGACTATTTGATGGAATTGTTAATTATAATAGATGCGTGTAAAAGAGCATCCGCTGGTAGAATTACTGCCGTGATTCCTTATTTCGGTTATGCAAGACAAGATAGAAAACCGGTTTCCAGAACACCAATAACAGGTAGGTTGGTGGCGAATATGTTAGAAGTGGCGGGCGCTAATAGAATAGTGACAATGGATTTACATGCTGGACAGATACAAGGATTTTTTGATATACCGGTAGATGATTTGGGAGCCATGCCGTTGTTTGTTGAAGATTTAGAAACACATCCTAAACGCATGATAATAGCAAAGAATGGAGTTATAGTTTCTCCTGATGCTGGTGGTGTTGCTAGAGCAAGGAAAGTCGCTAAAAAATTACAATTGGATATTGCAATTATTGATAAACGTAGAGAGCGTGCCAATCAAGCTGAGGCGATGAATGTTATTGGAGATGTAAAGAAGAAAAAATGTATAATAGTTGATGATATTGTAGATACTGGAAAAACATTAATAAAGGGCGCTGAAGCATTAAGAAATGAAGGTGCAAGTCAAGTCATGGCATATATCACTCACGGGGTGTTAAGTAACGGTGGTGCTCAGAGAATGGAAGATTCTGAGGCTTTATCAACTTTGGTAATAACAGATACTATTCAGCAAGAGAAATTGAGACATAATTTCTCCGTACCGACTGGTAGAAATAATAGTGTAGAAGTGTTATCAATAGCACCCATGTTTGCAGAAGCGATTAGAAGAATCAATCATAACGAATCAATTTCTATATTGTTCGAATAGGAGAAACTCATGAATATTTGGGTAGAGTGGTGGAAAAAAGAAGATGAAGATAAATTAGATGATATGAAAAGTAGAAGATTTTTTAATACACGAGCGGAAGCACTAGAATTTGCCGCAACTATGTGGAAAACACAAGAAGTGCGTTCTCGTATTTGTGAAGATAAAGCAAACGGTCAGCAAACGGGATAAATGGGGAACGAAGATTGGTACAATATTGATAATATAAAATGTATATTTACTTTTAAAATTAAATGTGAAAATTCTAGTTATACTAAGACAAAAGAATTAACAAAAGAAGAGATTCAAAAAGAATTAAGACAATTATATAACAGCTATAGGATAGCGTTAATGATTGAAAGATAAATAATGGAAACAGACTTATTAATTTTTCCTCCTGGTGGGAAACAGTATGGTTTTCCAAAAGTGGTGCCAAACATACAGACTAAAGATCTTAATGCGTGGCTGGTAGAAAATGGATATCCTCAAGAGGAAATAGATGCGTATGGAAAGAATTTTCGATGTTCATTTTGGGAAGAAGTGCCGGGAGGTGATAATTATGAAGGATTGGATACTGAAGAAGATTAAAGAAAATAATGCAAATAATGTAATAGCTTTCCCTCTTCGACAAGAAGATGTGGAACGTAGATTGAGAAATGCGATTTTAGATAAGGATAGAAGGGGGGAGTTAGAAAATGCCAAAGTGGATGATTAAATATTGTGGTTCTTGAAACTACAAACCAGAGGCAGAAAGTCTTTCTGCTGAAATGAAAGAATTGGGTTTTAATGTTATGATAGAGGAAGGTGGTACAGGACAATTTGAATTATTTAGATGGGCAGTAGGATGGGATTCATACATGAAAGCCGGACATGGAAAGTTCTTCACATTAAGAGATGTTGAGGAAAAATTGAGTGGCAAAAGAATATGAAAGTATTAAAACTGTTTATCTATGGAGAACAGGAGAATATATAGACATTATAACTTTGAAGTCTTATCGTGTACCAGACGGGCCATGTAAGGGAGGCAGAGGCTGGCTCGTTAAAGTTAGAAAAAGTAAGAAAGTTAAACCGACACCTTAATCAGAAATTTTGTATATTATAAATAAAAAAGAAATTACTCATGACAACACTAATAACACCTCAAGATTTTACTCAAACCGTAACTCAACTCCGTACCTTTTTTTCTAACCTTGGATTCCTTGAAGTTCACACGCAAAATCGTCTTTCGATTCTTGCGGCATGTGAAGACCCAACCACAGTAGCTACTTATAATTACTCTGGTGAAGTTTGGCCTTTACCTCAAACTGGTCAAATGTGGTTGGAATATGAGTTACTTAAAGACCCCACACTTCCAGGGGTTTATTGCGTATCGACATCATATAGACAAGAAGATAATCCAGTAAAAGGAAGACATGAATTAATCTTCCCAATGTTTGAATTTGAGGCTCCAGGACAATTTGAAGATTTAATAAAACTGGAACATAATTTATGTGAGCATCTCGGATTTCTTCCAACAGATTATTTAAGACATCCTTATGAAATATGGTGTAATATATTTAACGTAGAAGAATTAACCCATCAAGAAGAAACTAATATGGGAGAAATGCATGCATCCGGAGTAGCATTTATTACTGATTTCCCTTATTCTACATCACCATTTTGGAACATGAAAAAGGAAGGTGATATAGCGAAAAAATGTGATGTTATTATGGGAGGTATGGAAACTATAGGTTCAGCGGAAAGGTCTGCAGATACAGATGAAATGAGAGAACAATTTCATACAATATCTGATGGAGAATATGCTAATTTACTGTACGAATTATTTGGTCATGAGCGAGTTGAAAAGGAATTAGAAGAGTTTTTAAGCAATGATTTCTTTCCACGATTTGGTGGAGGAATAGGTGTGACAAGACTTCTAAGTGCCTTAACTAACTGCGGAGTGGCGAAATAGGCAAACGCGATCTGTTGTTGGCAGAGAATCTGGTGGTTCGACTCCACCCTCCGCAGCCATCTAGAGAAAGTATTTAGGAATTTAAAACAATGGGAAAAATAAATGGTAGCATTTTCACATTTGTCAATGATTGCTTTTGTGATATTAGGTTTGTCTATGGTGAGATTAATGATAAATTACAGCTCTTTATTTGCAAAGAACTATAATGATGATCCAAATGATGATGTTATATTTTACTGGCCTCATACTGCCATTTGTTTCATAACCTTCTTCACTATTATACTATTTTGGTGGACATCCTATCCCCTGAGAGACTTATCTTATTACCCAAATGAGGGATGGAACCTATTCACATTTCTATTATATTTGGGAGTGCCATTCATGTTCTTTATGGTTAGTGAAGTAGTAGCACCACAACCAGAGACATATAAGGACAAAGAGGTTAATCTAAAGGAATATTATTACCATAATCATAAGGTCATACTAGGTCTAGCATGGACATTACAACTATTACTCATAGGAAATTTATTCGTATTTTTTCAGGGAGAGGTTGAATCACTCAAGTTTGTTGGCAGAGTCATTATGTTATGTGTCATGGCTCCGATGGTGTTTAGTAACAATAAAAGAATACATGAAATTGGTATGGGTATATTCTTAGCGGGATTTGTTTATACTATTTTGAAATATCACATTTACCCTGTTATATGAAAATACATGATTCTCTGCATATTGATGATGCGGGACTCACCTTTAAATTTTATCCATGTGATACAAAAGAAGCTTGGAATTATAATTGTAAACATAATTCTGAAGTAGTCAAAGAATTAAATTGGACAGAAGATAGTATAGAGTATAAATTTAATTCTCATGGTTTTAGATGTAATGAATTTAATGATAGCCCCGCAATCATGTTTTTGGGATGTTCATTAACTTTTGGAATTGGGATGCCTAAAGAATCATGTTGGACATATCTAGTAGCAAATATGCTTGGGTTAGAGGAATTTAACTTGGGGAATGGTGGTGCGGCTAATGATACATGTTTTCGTTTAGCAAGTTATTGGATTGGTAAATTAAAACCGCAAATTGTATGTTATATGGTCACTTTTGATGATAGATTGGAAATTTTTGATAAGGACAGCCCAACTGCATATGATAGTGTTAAGGTTTGTTATCCAAGTGATTTAAACTTTGCAGGATATGGTCTATATAAACCTTATGATAGAAGAAAATATAACAGAAGAGAAAAGGATAATGAGCAAAAATTCACATATGAAAAATGGGCAATTAACAGATGGAATGGTGAACTAAATCGATTAAAAAATGTAATGGCAGTGAAGCATATATGTGAGAATTATGGAGTGAAATTTTGTAGTCTCGAAGCAAATATCATAGAACAAGATAAATGTGCGCGTGATAGTGTACATCCAGGAATAAAATCAAATAAAATAACAGCATCAGCAGTACTAGATCATATAGATGAACAAATTGAATTTAGTTGAATTGCTCTTTGGTGAAGATAATTTCGACTATACTAAAAGTGATGTAAAAGATTTTGTTGTTAAGTTAACAGATCTAAAAAGAACCAGACTTTTTATTGAAAATTGGCACTATTCTGGTAGTGTAAATGGATTGAGAATCTCTCAGATTTTTGGTCTGTTCTACCAAGGTAACTTGATTGGTGCGATGATTTATGGCCCTCTAGGGATGCCTAATATCTGGAAAAAGTACGCAAAAGAAGAAAGTAAAGTAATTGAATTAAAAAGACTCTGTTGTATTGATAACACACCAAAAAATACAGAGAGTTATTTTATTGGTAAGACACTGAGATGGTTGAAACAAAATACTGATTATGATCTGATAGTATCATACGCTGATACATTTTATGGTCATAGTGGAGTCATTTATAAAGCATCCAATTTCAAACATGTTGGAATGACAACTAAGGGTAAAGTTATTGATTATAAAGGTAAATTTTATCATGACAAGTGTATAAGAACCTATTATATTAATAAAAGTGGTGGAAAAATGTTAAAACCTTTTGCTCAGAGAGTGAAGGATGCGTTAGAGTGTGGTGAAGCAAGATATATTGAGATGCCAGAGAAGAATATATATACATATCCGTTAAGAAAGGTATCAATTGGGAATAAATAAAACAGTACACGAACATTGGAGAGATTGGGCAGCAGTAGTATATTTATTCCTTTGTGTAGTAGATTTCTTCATTGCTCCTTTGATGTGGAACATAGGCATGACAATGATGAGTGATGAAGTAAAAATGAACACTAGTAGATGGGTTCCTCTTACATTACAAGGGGGTGCCATGTTACATTTGAGTTTTGGAGCAATATTGGGTGCGACATCTTGGAATAAACATAAAGAAAATACTAATGGGAATGGCGATAAGCCTGATTCTCACTAGTTGTGCAAAGCACAATAAAGACGATAAAACACATAATGATTTGGGTAGTGGTGATAAGTCAAATTTACCAGTTACAATAACCTCACTCATTGAACACGCAGAGTATTGTAAAGCAATTTACGATAGTGGTGGTGATCAAAAAGATGAGGTTGCGTTTGAGGTAAAACAAGATAATGGAATATCAATAATTGTTATTAGGGGTACGGCAAATGATGCAAATGTATTATCAGATGTTGATGTAAGATTAGTTAGTGATACTCGTACAGGAATCAGGCTTCATAAAGGATTTAGAGATGTAGCTGTAACCATAATGCAAATTATAGATACTACAAAAACTCTTGAACATACTGTACACGTTACAGGTCACAGTTTAGGTGGAGCTGTTGCACAAATAATAGGAATGTGGCTCCACAAGAGAGGTAAGAATGTACAAATTTACTCTTACGGATCACCAAAAGTTTCTGATCAAGTTTTGTCTGGTGGACAACCCACTCATTGGCGTGTGGTTCGCCTTAGTGATCCTATTCCTTTTACTCCTCCTTGGCCTTACAGTCATACAGGACTTTTTATAGATAGTCAGGATTTGGATTGGGGTGCAGATAATGATAATGGTTTGATTTCACAAACAGATGGATTAACTCATGCCATAGCAAAATATGTTGAAACATTGAAGGCACATGCAAATTAGAAGGTCATATTTTGATGAAGAGCGATGTTTTGATATAATTACACAGCATGTTAAGGATGTGGTGCCATCAGTTATAGCTAATAGTGTTTTTGATCCAGAATATAGAAATTCATCCTCTGTTTTTTTATATGGTGATGAATTGAAAGAAGATTTTAAAAACATTACTAATAAAGAATATAAAAATTATGAATTGGGTATACAATTTACAGAGTATAATGCAGGACAATTTTATAAATGGCATGATGACCACAATCGAGTACAGTCCCATTCATTGGTATTAAATGATGATTTTAAAGGAGGTGATTTCGTAATTAGAAATGATGAAGAGGGGTGGAGGAAGACATTTAAATTAGGAACAGGAGATGTTATCTCTTTTGATTCTAATTTATTACATAAAGTAGAACCGGTTAGAAAGGGAGTTCGATACGCATTAGTTTGTTGGGTATTAGATGGAAAGAAGGATCTCCCAAAAAACTTTATAGAACAGGCAACGATGATATGATTAGTCTAACACAAATAGCAGCAAGAAACTTTAAGAGAATACGCGAGGATGAAGAATTGGCTGAAGATATACCATTGAGAATAGCTGTGAAGGGTGGTGGTTGTGCTGGGTATGAATATGTACTCACGTTTGATAATCCAAACAAACGTGACTTAACATTTGAGTCAAAAGGTCTTAATATAGTAGTAGATAGAAAAAGTCATGTAATTATTGATGGTCTTGAAATAGAATGGTCAACTGATTTATCAGCACCAGGGCCGAGGTTTCAAAACCCAAAAGCAGCGTCAACGTGTGGATGTTCAACCAGTTTCTCAATTAAACCAGCAGAGGATTTTAATCAACCAGCTTGGATGAAAGTATAATATGGCTTACTGGCAACATGAAGATCATCTATCAGAATTACAAGAAGTGGAACAAGAGCGTGACCACTATAAAAACAAGTGTGAAGAGTTAGAAAAAGAACTAAAAAGAATTAATGATATATATTTCAGAGATGCAGAATCATAATACAGAGTTGGATCAAGATATTTTAGATTTAGAACAAGAGCGTGACCACTATAAAAATGAATGTGAAGAGTTGGAGAAAGAAATAAAAAGACTCAATAATGTATATTATAGATTTTTGTCAAAAGATGGTAAAGCTTTTCCTGATGAGGAATGAACATTGCGAGTAAATGGAATACCAACCATATTAACTAAAGCAGAAAAGCGTACAGAATTAAAAGAACTTGTATCTGCTAAGAAGATGCTAAAAGAAGTTTTAAATTATCAAGAAACATATAGTGACCGTGTAGAAATAAGAAAGGATATCAGAGAAATAGAAACTAGAATCAAGGAGATAAAGCAACAAAATGCCACAGCACAAACATTTATTAATTCGAGCAGAGGTGAATGAGCCGATAACATCGGAAAAAGAATGTAAAAAGTGGCTTCGAAATTTAATAAAAGTAATAGAAATGAAAATTATTAAAGGACCTTATGCATCTTATGTTTCTAAGGAAGGGAATCGTGGAGTAACGGGAGTGGTGATGATTGAAACAAGTCATGCCGCTATCCATGTTTGGGATGAAGTAACCCCAGCATTAATTCAATTTGATGTATATTCTTGTGCGGATTTTTTAATACAAGATGTATTATTTCAATTTAAAGAGATGAAGCCATCTAAAATAGAATGGAAATTTTTGGACAGATCAGAAGACCTTAAAGTAGTTAACACTAATATTTTACAAAGTGGTCGGGGCGGGTACACCTCAGAGATACATACTGATAACACATAAAGGTAATATAATGGAAATAATGGAAATTAAAAATATGTCAACTGTAGAAATGAGAAATTTATTGAACAAGTTGACAAAGGAGATTAGATTTAGGGAATCAGTCGGTGAAGAGATATGGCAAAGGCGACAAAAGATGGGAAACAAAGGATGTATTCCTATGTTTGAAGATTATGAAGAACCGGTAGTATCAATATGAAAAAGAAAGTCGGAAAACGTAAGGGTAAGGGATGGCGTAAGCGTTCGCCTAGATGTACGTTATGCACCACTTATAGATGGCTTGGAAATACTAAGGAACGTAAGCGACACTCCTATTATCGTCAAATGGGAGAAAAAGATGAAGGGGAAGCTTTTTGAACATTGGTTTCGAGCTGAAATTATTATTCCATTAATTGTAATTGAATTAATAGCAATTTATTATTTACTATGAAACAAAAAGAACTCAGACATGCTATGGAAACTCAGTTCCGTTATAAATTCTATAACTCAACAGAATTTCCATTTTTACCAAGCATGGGAATTAGACATATTATGCAAGGATTTGAAGCACCCAACGAAGAAATTGGTTACATAGGAATGTTACACTTATGGTGGGTGAATGAAGATTCAGGAATTGAGTATGATAATCCTAGATATTTTGTTAAAGGAACTTGGAACAGCGAGTGGTTAGATACTCCACAGGAAGGACTAAAACTCGCCATTAAATTACAAGCAGAACAAGCAAAAGTGTATGATGAAAATAAATTGTGGGAAGTTCATATAAGAAACAATGAAGAAATTAAAAGAAAAATGTTGACTATAAAAGAGGGTGATGAAGAGAAAGAACTTGACAATGAAGAAAAAATCGTGTATAATTAAGGGTATGTTGGGTAAATGACAGTTTGTGGGCAGACGGAGGTAGACCGTATCTGTGGGTACAAATGCTCTACTCTGGAGAAATTTAAGGTGTTATGTGGGGATCCGCCGGTATACGCCACAGGACGAGACATAACTTAGGGGATGACGTATCACTCGGTGATACCTCTCATTCGCACATCCAGAGCTCTACCCAACTTTAATAAAATATATATAAAGGGAAAATAATATGTCACTATATTCTAAATTTTGTGCGTGGTTATCAGGTTGGCCAGAAACCTCACATTCGAACGCAAGTCATGGTAGATCTAAACACGATGAAGATATGATGTTTGCTGAAGAAGAACAGATGATCAGAGAAACCAATAAGAACATAGGGAAGAAACCCAAAGGATTGAACCCCAAAAAAAAGAAAAAGAAAAGAGCAAAATGAGTTTTAGAGAAATATGGCATGGTCCTAGTTTTTTGAATAGAAAACCTTCAGCCCTTAGAATGGCTGCGAGGGACGCAGAAGGAAGAAGAAAACGAAAGAAACAGAAACATGTTGTCCATGAACACTTCCGTAAAGATTGGGACGTGGACTTGTGGGATTGATTGAAGCATATTATGTTACATGGTTCTGGAAAAATCTTGTATTCATATGTGCATCATTACAATTTTTATATTATATAGATAAACCTCATGGATTTTGATTGGGGCTCAATAAATAAAAAGACCGGAGTTGACGAACTGCAATCATAAACCTCCGTAGTTCCTTAACACATCCGGAGGTTCTATTTGACCATTTGAGCCCCATACAATAGAAAATATATTATGGATAGTGAATATAAAGAATTTATAGGAATTTATGATAACAGCGTACCAGTAGAAGTATGCGAAGAATTTGTAACACGTTGGGATGAAGCGATAGACAAAAGAACAATAATAGAAGACCCCAACCATGTTGATTTTCATCCTCAACGAAATCCCTTAGAAAGAAAGGATGAGGCTGCAAACATTTGGCCATTATCATCCACCATATATCCGGTTCCACCGGTTCATAAATATTTTGATTGTTTAAAAGAGTGTTTTATGGATTACGCAAAAAGATATTCTTTCAGTTATGGTGGACCTCTTTTCAATGATGTTTTCAAGATTCACAAATGCCAGCCATCAGAAGGATATCATACATGGCATTATGAAAATTATGATGGAAATCATTTAGATAGACTTATAGTATACATGACATATCTTCAGGTTCCGTCTGAAGGTGGAGAAACAGAATTTCTTCATCAGTCGATGCGTATAGAACCGATTGTAGGAAGAACATTAATATGGCCAGCAACATATACTCACTTACATAGAGGCAATCCTCCGTTGAAGGGTGATAAAATGTATGTTACGGGATGGTTCACTGGAGGAAAAGGATTACATGATGCTTCAGGTAAATGATGTTAAAGAAATGGAGGTAAATATGACAGAAGAAGAAGGACAAAAACCACAAAGCGCAACAGACCCCAACTCAGAGTTATTCCAAAGGGGGTTTCATGTGTTTATGGGGGATGTAACAATGGAATCAATGCATCCGATAATTAATTGGATTATTGCAGCCAATTTTGCTAAAGAAAAGAAACACAAAGAGTTGACTTTGGGGATTTGTTCTCCTGGCGGTGATTTGAATGCGTGTTTTGCTCTGTTGGATGTTATGATGGGATCTAAAATTCCAATACGCACAATTGGAATGGGTATGATTGCGTCATGTGGTCTTTTGATGTTCATTACTGGAACTAAAGGAAGAAGAATTCTTACACCAAATACATCAATTTTATCTCATCAATATACATGGGGGTCGTATGGAAAAGAACATGAGCTATTTGCGACAGTAAAAGAATTTGATTTAACTACAAGCCGGTTGTTGAATCATTACAGAAAATGTACTGGATTGTCTGAAAAGGTGATTCGTGAAAAATTGCTTCCGCCACATGATGTTTGGTTGGATGCAAAACAAGCTAAGAAATTGGGACTATGTGATACAGTTCAAGAAATGAAAATGACATGACAGAAATGACAGGCAAACCAAAAATTGACCAATTAAATTCATACAAAGAAGCGCCTTGGGTAAATATAGTACACGAAGATGAAAACGTAATAGTGTATAAAGATGGATTTCCAGTAACAGAAGGACACTTATTGTTTGTCCCGAAAAAAAGATCCAAGAGAACTGATATTACAATTTGTTTTGAATATGCATATGATTGGGGAGTAAAGGGTGTACGTGATTATAAATGGGAAGGATTTAATGTTGGAATCAATCAGAATGAATGTGCAGGACAATCTGTAATGTGGCCACATGTACATCTCATTCCACGAAGAAGGGGTGATACACCAAATCCAAAAGGTGGTGTTCGGCACGTGATTCCATATAAGGGAGATTATGATGGAACAGAGAACAAAAAAAAGTATAAAAGTTATAGAGAGTGGAAGAAAAAAATACCAATGGCTGAGTTAGAGGGTTTGGAAAAAGAATATAGCGAAACAAATAAACTCACAAAGAATGAAGTTGCTTACATTGATGAAAGTACTGGCCCTTGGTCGACATGGAAATCGATAACAAATTAGAAATACCACCTATACCTGAAGGATTATCTGAAGAAGAGTTAAAGATGCTCTTTGACCCACTAGGCTATGATGCCCTAAAAGATATAGATGAGATTCATCAAAGGAACAGACGCAAAACTGATGATCCCTACATCAAGGCCACTAGTGAAAAAATATCTCACCGTTTTCCAAAAATAGATGATAGAGAGAGAAGATAAAATGACAAAAACATCATTTGGAGAGTACTTTGACAACCAACGTGACAAGATAGTTAAGGATATGCAGGACAAGAATAAGCAACAGAACGTTGAGTGGATGGAAAGATTTGAAAAGAGAAAGAAAATGGCTAAAGAGATGTTGTTACCCAAGAAGACTGTGAAACAACGTCGAAAAGATATGCTAAAAAAATATGAAGGAAAACTTGAAGGACCTTATGACCATTTAAAAGAAGGTGTAGATTATTTAGATGACATTCAAAGGAATAAGAAATAAAATTATGAAGTGGATACTCATTATAGCGATAGCACTAAGTTTGAGTGGATGTGCAAATACTGCAGATGCTGAAGACTCAACGGCGACCACGCCTGCTGAAGAACAACAAAATAGAACTGCGGATGCTAGTGGTACGGCATGGGTCGCAATAGTCATGACATGGAACCCTGTCGTTTATACAATAGACAAAGAATTTTCATCTGAAGTAAATTGTTGGAACTACTACGATAATGGTGCAGGAGAAAGTAAAATGCTCAATGACTACGGCACACAAGTTCTAGACCATCAAGGCAATAAGCCTGACGCAGAATACATGAAAAAACATCGCCCATCGCACCGAGTATACCCAACCAGAATGTACAAGAATTTCGGGGGGTGGATGATGTGGTTGACCTGCGACATAAAAGGAAGAAACGAAGGACTATGATAATAACTACTACAACAATATTAATAGTTCAGGCCATTGTTATTGGAACCATAATGTGGACAACACCAGAACCCTGTCCTAGAAAATATAGAGTAACACAAGAGAATGGCGGAGTCTTAGTTAACGCTGTTGACATCCATCGATACTGTAAATTAGACTACGGTGGAAAATTTATATTAAAGGAAGAATATGATGAATAAGATAAGTGAATTTTTCAAGACTTTCTATGGACTATTTCTGTTCACAGTAAAATCTCTTTGGATTATATTGACGACCAATATGAAGAAGGAAGCACAAACATACAAACAAGAACAAGAGGAACAGAAGAGAGTAGCAAAGCGTGCAAGAATTAAAGAAAGAAAATAAAGCGACAATCAGAATATACATTGACGGAAAAGAGATGTTATATTCACATCAGAATATAGTAGCAGCAATTAATAACTTCTTACCCTACTTGACAAATGATGATCTTACTACGTTAGGACAAGACATTCTTGATTTGTTCAACCATAGGGAAGCGAAAGAAGCGGAATCCAAGATTGAAGTTGAGAAGCATTCCTGGCCTTATCCAGATACAATTCAACAATTAGAAAATGATTGAAGTAATTTATAAAATGGAACCCCAAGGTGAGTTTGAAAAGAAGCACGCCGAGAGACTCGAAGCTGTAGACTTTAAGAAGTACTTTAAGACATGGGCTGAGGTAAACGAATTTGTACTGAGTAGAAATCTCGAACGATATAGAGTAAAGTCATATGACGATGATAAGCCTGTTCGATCAAATGCTTTTCTATGGGAGTCTGCTAAGTGGGATAGTAACGTTACTACTCTATGTATGGGCGGTGTTATAATTGTCACCATCATGACTTGTCTTGTATGTGCAGGTGATCCAGATATTGTTGATGCAGTTATCTATTACTTGTCTTATTGATGCCTGTATCAATCGAGAATAATTCATGGGACTATATACAGGGGATTATAGAAAAAGAAATCAATTCAGCATTTAAATTACGCATGCCAGAAGAAGAAAAGAAGAATATAAAATTTAAAAAAGACCATCCATATATTAAGCGTCTAGATGAAGTCCTAAAGCAATATTCCGTAGTCAAGGTAGCCGATGGCAATGGAGCACATCATGGCGAAGATTATGAAGAGATGAAACAAGTGATACTAGATGCGTTGTTTACGAGTTATCTAGGGCAGACTATAAGGAAGTGAGGTGACTTAAAAAACTATACATTAAACAATAGTTAAACATGAGTATTTTATTAATATATCCTATAGGTGCAGGTGGTGAATTTATTGGTTGCACCGTGAACCCCAATCCCAGCAAGTGGTTCAAAAATGAGAATCTTCCAGAAATAAATCGATATTATTATAAAGGTAATGCCATATTCCCACCGGATCAACAGAGAAGCAAAGAGGACTATGAAACATACAATGATTTCATAAATGTTGAATCTCATCATTTCTCTCTGGAAGGATGGAGATCTTGGGCTGACGATGGCTGGAATGTGCACTCCGAATCTGCTCCGAACATACAACCAAGAGAAAATTACTCACCAGCAGAACAACCCGAAGAAATAGGATTCACAGGGTATATTTTCACTCCCCTATTTTTTGCCGATCATGGACACTTGTCAGGGACTCGGCTGAATGATCTACTTGAGTCAGAAAATGCGGAAGCAGCAGCGGAAATCGAATCATATGACTCGCAACCCATTTTACAATACCAATATACCCATCAGGCAGACATTAAAGATAAGGTGTTCTGTGAACCCGGGCTGACCCTGGGAACCCCAATTTTAATTCTACATAATCATTTTAACATTCACAAGTTTTTTAAAGATATTAAAGCATATGGCTTGATATCTAATAATTTCGCATTAAGATTAGTATGGACTATGGCTGGCCAAATTAAACAGAATCCCCATCTTTGGCTGCAGACGGGTGGACATTTTACTGAAGGACTAGATAACAAATATACAATTGAATGGATGAATGCATTGGGCGAACTCGATGGCGATTACTATCTCGACTTAGAAACTAAAGATAAACCACTTTACGAAGATTATAAAGCAAGAGTAAAACAAGATGATATAGAACTCATTACACCCGCTGAATTAGATCTCATTGATGAAGGCTTGGCGGAAAAGTATAAAGTATACACTGAAAGAAATGTTAAAGTAATAAAAGAGAAATTACCAGACTACAATTTCAAGTGGCTTGACAGAATAGAATATACATGAAGAAAAGACTAATGAGGTCCAGAATATTAACCCCAGCGCCTCACATAATATTAAACCATCTCAAACACGAAAAATACAAACACATTCCAGAACACGTACTAGGATGTTCATGCGAAATATGCGTATCTCTACTAGACAGCGCAGAATTCACACCACTCAAAGCACAATTTCAAAAGAGAATCAAAAAGTATATAAGAGAGTGGAAACAATACACACTCCAGTTGCCTGTCCAAAAGCTTCCATACTTACCTGAACAAAATCTAAAGATAGAATCATCATGGTTCAGTATAATGGAAGAAAGACAAAAATTATCATTCCATGCACATGAGAGAAGTATAGTATCCGGCGTATATTATCCACATTTTCCAAAGGGTAGCGTAAATCTTATAATAGAAGGCGAAGAGATAGACATAAGAGAAGGCTATCTATATTTGTTTCCGAGTTGGGCAGAACACGGAACAGAAGAGAATCAGAGTAAAGAGAGATACGTAATCGCTTTTAATGTAGGAATAGCATGATACACAAATACAACTTTGAAAACGCCACAGAAAAGAGAGCAGCAGATAAAGAACTAGGACATATACTGTTGCCACATCCTGATGGTCAAGTGAAACACCCTGAACATCTAGAGCAACATGAAATGCTACAGATTCTACAGAGACATGCATTAAGCGAAAATTGGTCGCTTCTTAGAAAGATGATTTTAGAACTGCCAGAACATCAAAGAAAGGACACTATTCATATGCTCAAGAAGACTAATAATGACCCTTTGATTGGAAAGAAATTCCCTGATGAGGCATGGTTTCAGATAAGAGCAGAAGAAAGATGAAACAGAGAGCGAAAAAAGTGTTTCTTAATGACACATGTTCCCTAATGATACACGTTTCCTAATGATACATGGCGTTTCTCCCCACGTAAAGTCAATTTATTACTCATTCAGTATCAGATAATAGACCACAGAAGTAAGTGGAGCGCCCGCGAGCGCCGCGAAAAATCCAGCAAAACAATCCAAGCTCCCAAATACCCCCCGACGATGGGCTGCCTACACCGGGCTGCCCGTACCAAATATCAAACGACGAAAAAAGAAAGCATATAGAGCAATCTGAGAACTCTGTCTGCCATTCCTCGCATGCAATCTGGGTGACATAAGAACGTCACATTGAATGTTTCGAAAAAAACGCCCACTCGAAAGAAAAGACTTGACATTGACCCGTTATGATGATACAATATACAGTGTGATCCGATAAATCAGACATGACTTAATTGATCTGATAATATCTGGAGACAAAAAAAAGATTGATGCGAGCACGAATAAACTTGACATTTCCGCACAGTCCTGATATAATATAAGTGTAAGTTAAATAAATGAATGAATCCCTTTTGAATGGGAACGACCCGGCTCCTACTGAGGAGACTCGGCGAACATGTTGGGTCAACAAATTAAATCGGCACTAATGCAAATAGGTCGGCCCGGATGGGGGAGCGCCGGGAGTAGAAGCTCCTCAAGAGATAAGATTAAAATTTAAATTAACCCCTGAAAGTTAGAGAGGCAAAAAGGTAAGATATTTAAGGTAGAGTTGACCGTATAAAATAGGGGAGATTAGATTCTCTGGATCACCCCCGCTAGTGACCTACGGAGTACCCACGTGGTTCATGTTCGACTAAGGGACATGAGTAAGACACGGAGTAACGGGACGTAGACGGCTGATGTCACGGCGATTGAGATGAGTATCAGGGATCAGAGAGAGGGAACAAGCCTCTCAGACACGGGTGAGGGAAGGTGTGTCGCTAGAGTACGTCACCCCGTCGACCCCCATACAAGATCTATGAAAATTTGATTAAAAAAAGTCACAGGTGCACTTCACGCTGGGGCTTTCCGCACGCTGAACTATGTGTGTCGCCGACCGACGGGCCGGGGGGCCTGGTAGAGATAGCGAGGGGGACCCCGGGGGGGATGTATATGAAAAATCCTGAGCATGTCGCGACTCTTTAATAAATAAAAAATTTCCTGAGCATATATGCTGGTGAGGGTTGGGTTAAAAGTAGAGTGGGTGCTCGCAAGAGCAGTAACCAGCATCCAAACATTAATTAGAAAATAAAAAGAATATGAATAAGGTTAACCAACACAGAACAAAACGTCTAGCAGCACTTGTCTACGAAAAAGGATTAAGAGCACAGATAAAAGAAGAGATAGAATCCAAATATGAAAAGCGGATTGAATATCTAATAGGAGCAAACAATGAACTCATGAAAGAATTAGAGTTTTGGGAGAAAGAAGTTATCACAGTCTCCAAAGAAAAAATTCTGCCAGACATACCAATGAATAATGAAACATATGATTACAACTGGAAACAAGATATGCTTTAAAGAGAAGACCGATTATTTGAGAGGGGCCTGGAGTGTCGTTCCAGCGGCACGCCCTTCTTAAAATAAAACTTGACATGTCCGCAGGACTATGGTATAATAGGAGTACATTCTCAATTCAGCGGATGTGAATAATAAGTGATTAACAAAGAGAGAGTTTAGATGAGAAGCGAAATAATTACAAAAGAAAATTTCATAGATGGTAAAGCAGTGGATATAGAAGATGCGATAGAGAGCGTATTAGATTTCATGCGAGAGAACTATGTAGAGTGGAGCAACTGGAGTAGTAATTACAAACCTAATGCACATTCAGAAAATATGGATGTCAAGAATGAAATGATACACAATTACTGTAGTGGCCTGAGAGTAGAAGAAGGGCGCAAGTATTACAAACTGATTGGAAGCAACGGTGGCGGTACTCAAGAGAGTGTCAAAGGTTTCATTGTTAAGGAAGACGGAGACCGTAAGTTTAGTCGCGGGGATATGTTGAAACCGGCTGGTTGGAAAGCCCCCGCCAGAAATTTTAGTCGCGGGAATGTTTTCCGTAAGGATACTTTCGAAGGTAATGTTCGTTGGACGGGGATTGGATAATGTCTTACCCGTCTTCGAGAATTTGTTCCGGATGTAAGAAAGTATTTGTCCGGTCTGAATGTAAAATAGATATTGGAAAGTTTTGGAACTTGTCTAAGGAATTAGCTTGGGCATGTTCTAATAAGTGTGCTGAGAGTGCTAAGAATAATTGGATTGACTCGGTTGATGTTTTTCTAAAAAACCATAACCATTGAGAGAATGAAAATTTTTTTTTAATTTTTGCCAGGAAAAGAACGCATGAGTAAAGATAAGATAATAGTTAGTGGACTTTCCGCTAATCCCAAAAGGGATAAGAATGTTGTGAGTGTAATAGAGCAACTTGAGTTTAGAGAAATGAAAGGTTATATAAAATACGGCGTAACTACTGAGAGGGGGGATTTAAGCACACTAGAATGGCTCCAACATTTTCAGGAAGAACTTATGGATGCCTGCGTCTATATTGAAAAATTGAAAGGTGAAATAAAATGAGTAAGAAAATAGCAACCATTGAAATTTTAAATGAAGGTGAAACTATATTTGGTTCTCCAACTTCAGGAGAATATATGGTAAGAAGATATGAGGATGGTGTCGAGATGGGTGGAGAGTTTCACCGCACTCTCTCAGAAGCAGGTGCCGCTATCGAATCGTGGGAAGGTGGAATACTTGCTAATCCTTATGATAAAATAATGAAGAAATAACTTGACATTGTGCCTGGATCCTGATATAATATAAGTGTAAGTTAAATAAGTGAGGAATTGTCCTTTAATTAAATAAGAGAGAAAATATTATGTGTAGATTGAGAACTTTTTATGAATGTTCAGATGGAACAATGGGATGGGCTGAGATTGTCCTTTCCTATGAAGATGACATTGCGGGCCATATCAGACATTGGAAAACTGGTGGTCGAATTGTCATCACCGAACATATTGATTTAGTATAAGAGATATGGAAAATTTTGAAGCAGTGATGATTGCAGAAGGTGCAGAGGAAGCATCTTCAGAAGAAGAATTTATTAGGGCATGGCAACACCTTATTAATACAGGTATTGTATGGTCATTACAAGGATGGTTTGGGAGAACCGCTAAAAATTTAATAGATGAGGGATATTGTTATGAGTGAGAACGAAACATATTACATTGCGAAATTATCTAAGGAAGGTGAATTCCTTTCATCAGATATTTTTGAGACATTAGAAGCCGCAAGATTGTGGGCGATGAAAGAAACCAAATTATTAGTTTCAGATTCTTTTTTGAGAAAATGTAAAGCTGATGATGTCATTGTTGAAATTGATAAACACTTTTTTGGTTATGAGATTTCATCAGAAGAGATAATTAAGAATAGTGAAAACCTGCCTGTTTGAAGACGATGTTATAGAATACTTTAATAAGTATTGGCTAGAGCATTGTGATACGGATAGATTATTGTTTGACGAAAAATATCATAAACTACACAATGTTCGCAGACTACATCCGTATTCCACACACAAAGAATTTTTTGATAAAATAAAATATATTGAGCAAGTTTCTCCATTCTATAAATTGGACACTTGTTACATGCTGGAATATGGTAAAGGTTCCTTTGCTGAATTACATCATGATCACAGATCAAAGTTAACCACCGTTACAATATTAAATAAGAGTAAGGATTTGAGAGGTGGAGAACTTCTTATATCAGATAATGTTTCGACTTCCCGCATAGACTTGCAGGTTGGTGAAACTTATTTTTATGATCAGACCGTGAAACACGGGGTTGCTAAAGTTGTTGAGGGAACCAGACGTGTTTTAATAACTTGGATGGACTAACGTTCTTCCATTAATTTTAAAGAGAGAAGATATGTTTATTTTTAGAGAGGTATTTACTCCTGTCCTTTTTATAGGATTTGGTATTGTGTTGGGATATTATTTTCCAGACAATGTTGAAGCTGGTGTTGAAGGTGCAGCGAATTTGGTGTCAGCTTTAGGTGATGCCATAGTAGACTACATACATACAATAACTGAGGCGGGCTAAAAAAAGCCTGAATAAAACTTGACTTTGTGCCTGAAACCTGATATAATATAAGTGTAAGTTAAATGAGTAAATGAGAAACCTTTAATAGAGAAAAAATATGGCAGGTTCAAATATCCGTTCTACGAATCACGAAAAATGTGATCCAATGTTCATTACCTCTTATTCAAATAATAAGGGACTTGGTTCTTCAAAAGCAGCATGGGCGAAGATGACCCCTGCGGCGATGAAGAAGGAAAATGGTAAATGTGTTTCCATTAAGGATTCACTATCTAAAGAAGATCTCGCAGCAATTGTTGCGAAATATTCATAAGAGATAGTTTAATAGGCGATTAGCTCAGTAGGGAGAGCGCCTGTTTTACACGCAGATTGTCGCTGGTTCGATTCCAGCATCGCCTACCAAAAAAAGCCTGAATAAAACTTGACATTGTGCCTGGAACCTGATATAATATACCTGTAAGTTAATAATTGAGAAAGAGAGAAAATTATGGAAATTGATTTAAGTTTAAATAGAAGTTTAGAAGAACTAGTTGGTTCTTATTTTGAGGCTCATGGAGCCGGTGTAGATATTGATGATGATTCTTCTGAAGAAGAGATAAGTGATTATCATGTATTAGAAAATTACCTTAGTGATTTAGGAGCAATATGAGCAATTATGTAAGGGCAATAGAAGAAGACTTTGGAGAAGATTCTGAAGCAATTTTTGATCCAGTAAATGATACAGAAGAAACTGCTTGGAATGAAAACTATCCAGCTGAGCGATATCACATAGAGTTTCTAAAGGAAAGGATTGAAAGACTTGAAATGGAAAATGATGCACTTTTAGCCGAGATAATTTCATGAGTGATTCAGTAGCAAAAACAATTCTAAAACAACTAGGCGGAAACAAATTCCGTATGATGACCGGCGCGAAAAACTTTATGGGCTTTGCTGAAGGTCTTGTAATGAAGATTGGTCGAAACAGTTCAAATTCTAATTATTTGAAAATCACATTGAACTCAATGGATACTTATGATATGGAATTTGCTAAAGTTTCCAAAATGGGTGAGAAAAAATCTGTCACAGAATATAATAATATTTACAATGATATGTTGACAGATCAGTTTACTGCTCATACTGGAATGTATACGAGTTTATTTTAATATGGTACTAAACATTTTTAATTTAAGAGTTATTATTTTATTGATTATAGCATATTCTTATATATCTTTTTTCGAGAAATGGAATTGGTATATAATGTATGTACTTCAAACAGGCAAATTATTTACATTATGATTGAGAGAATTGAAAGAACAACATATCATATTTTATTTCTTGCATTGATTTTATTACCAATGTTTGTAATGATATTTGATACAATATTTTATATATAAGTTAGATATGAAAATGTGGTTAGAAGAAATTGCAACAGCTGTATTATTGTTTGGTATGTTTTACCTTGCATCAGTTGTTGTTTTAAGTTTATAAAAATTAAGAACCTAAGCATTCTGAGTAAGATGGGGTTAAACCCAATGGTTGGAATGGTTCAGAGATAGTAACAGTTCGTGTACTGCTCTACTAGGGGTAACTCCCCCACTCGTGACTCTGAGGTAGGAATGTTATGTGCAAGTTGTTGCAGAAATGCATACACTAGAGCGGTGATGACGATTCGTGAGAAGTTCGCAGACCAAAGGTTTTAGGTATCGAAGGCTAAGGGCAACTGCATGGTTCTT